TAGAATATCAGGTAATACAGTTAAAAGAATACCTGCTATTGAAAGAATACAGAAAACAAGAAAATTAAAAAGGTACTGGAAGACTAAAGGTAAAGCTAAATTGCGTAGAACATTACTCAAAAGAAAAATGTCTATCAGACGCCGAACATCCATGGGAATAAAATAAAATGCCAATAGAAATTACAAATTCATTAAGGTCAGTTTCAGTTGTTCGTGTTGAAGGCACCGGCACCTACTATGCTAATTTAAGTTCTTTAGCTTCTGATAGTAATGAAGTTATTAGTGCTGCTAATATCAAACGACTTAACTGGTCAACAAACGGCAATATTTCTATTGTTCGTAATGGTAATGTAATTGCAACTCTACATAATGCTGGTGAATTTAGAGGTGATGAATGGGGATATTCAATTGCTAATAATAGCACAGCTAATGTGGTTATTACAGTTACAACAGGCGGAACATTATTTTTAGAACTATCTAAAACCGCTACTTACACAACACCATTAACAGGAATGTAATATGAAGCTTATTACAGAAAGAATAGAACAGGTTCAGTATATTACTGAAGCTACTGAAAACGGCAAAAAGAACCTGTATATTACCGGTCCTTTTTTAGTTTACGACAAACCAAATAAAAACAACCGACTCTATACAAAAAATACTTTGTCTAAAGAAGTTGGTCGTTATAATGAGGAGTTTGTCAAAACGAATCGTGCCTTAGGTGAATTAGGTCATCCTGATACCCCATCTATTAACTTAGAGCGTGTATCACATAAGATTGTTTCACTTGAGGACAATGGTGAGGCATTCATTGGTAAAGCGATGATTTTAGAAACACCCTACGGTCAGATTGTTAAAAACTTTATTGATTCCGGTGTTAACCTTGGAGTATCTTCCCGTGGTATGGGTTCACTTGTGCAGACAAGAGAAGGTTACAACTTGGTTCAAGATGATTTCAAATTGGCAACGGCAGCTGATATCGTAGCAGATCCATCTGCTCCAGGTGCATTTGTTAATGGAATTATGGAAAACAAAGAGTGGTTATTTGTTGATGGTCGTTTCGTAGAGGCCGACATTGATTCAGCAAAAAGACAGATTAGACAAGCATCACGCAAAGACATAGAACAGGTTGCCTTAACCTTGTTTGAAAACTTTATCCGAAAACTTTAATTTTATAAATAGAAAATCATAAGGAGATTCCTAATGGCATCAAACAAATTATTTGAGGCAGCCGCAGAAATTCTTGCACAAAGCAAGGGTGCTGCACCAGCTATGCCTACACAAAAACTGGATAGTCAAATTGTTGACTTGGGTGGACCAACACCACAAGACAGCAAACCAACTGACGATTCAAATAAAATCGACACAACAAAGGGCGCCAAATCTGCAACTGCTCCAACAACGAAGCCATCTGCCGCTTCTGCCAAAATGGAAGAAGCAGAGTCCGAAGAAGAAGTCATTGTTGAAAAAATGCATGATGACGAGAAAAAAGAAGAAATGAAGAAGAAGATGAAAGAGGACATTGATGCCCTTTTTGCTGATGATTCTACCATTTCAGAAGAATTCAAATCTAAAGTTTCTACAATTTTTGAAGCTCGTGTTCAAGACCGTATTACACAAATTCAAGAAGAAACTGAAGAGCGTTATGCTGGTATGCTTGAGGAAGCAGTTGAGTCCATTAAGCAAGATTTGACAGAGAAAGTTGATGACTACCTATCTTACATTGTTGAACAATGGATGGAAGAAAATCAAATCGCTATTGAATCTGGTCTCCGTTCTGAAATGACCGAAGATTTTATTGCCGGTTTACGCAACCTATTTGCTGAGCACTATATTGATGTGCCTGCAGAAAAAGTCGACCTCGTTGATGAGTTGGCTGGTAAAGTTGAAGAACTTGAAACCAAACTCAACGAAGAAATCGAGCGTGGTGTTAGCTATGCTAAAGCATTAGTTGAATCACGCAAAAAAGAAATTACTGCCGAAGTATGTGAAGGTCTCATCGCAACTCAAGTTGAAAAAATCAAATCACTCGCAGAGAGTGTTGAATTCTCCACAGAGGACGAATACAAAGAGAAACTTGAAACAATCCGTGAGAACTATTTTCCATCTGGTGTTAAAAAAGCCAGTGAAGCACAACTTCAGGAAGAAGTAACTGATGGCTCAGAGAAGCAAGTCGTTTCTAACGACCCTTATGTTGCCGCAGTTGCACAAGCAATTTCTAAAACAAAACTTTAATTAAACTCTAAGGAGAAACTCAATGTATTTGTCCGAACAATTACAGAAAAAATGGGAAGGCGTTCTGGATCATCCAGATATGCCAGCTATTAAAGACCCATATCGTAAAGCAGTAACAGCCGTTGTTCTTGAAAATCAAGTTCAAGAAATGGCTAAAGCTGGTAGCATCCTTCAAGAAACTGGTTCCCCAACAAACTTTGCTGGTACAGGCGGTTTTGGTGGCGGTGCAGCTGCTGCAGGTCCTGTTGCCGGTTTTGATCCAATCCTAATCAGCTTGGTTCGCCGTTCGTTGCCTAACCTCATCGCTTATGATATTTGCGGTGTTCAGCCAATGACTGGTCCAACAGGTTTGATTTTTGCAATGCGTTCACGCTATGCATCACAAGGTGGTACAGAGGCATTCTTCAACGAAGCTAACACACAGTTTGGTGGTGCTAACACAGCCCTCGTAACTCAAGTTGCTGACCAGTTGACTGCTTTGACAATCGCTGCTAACACAACTGAAGTATTCCAATCTAACGCTAATGCTGCTGTTGCTATGACAACAGGTTCTGCTGAAGCTTTAGGTGATGGCGCTTCTGGTAACACATTCCAAGAAATGGCATTCTCTATTGAGAAAGTAACCGTTACAGCTCGCACACGTGCTTTGAAGGCAGAATACTCGCTTGAATTAGCACAAGATTTGAAAGCAGTTCATGGTTTGGATGCAGAAACAGAATTGGCAAACATTTTGTCGTCTGAGATTCTTGCTGAAATCAACCGTGAAGTTGTCCGCACAATCTATGGTGTTGCTAAATTAGGTTGCCAAGTTGGTACAACTAACCGTGCAGTATTTGACCTTGACACCGACTCTAATGGTCGCTGGATGGTTGAGAAGATTAAAGGTTTGGCATTCCAAATCGAGCGTGAAGCAAATACTATTGCCAAGACAACACGTCGTGGTAAAGGCAATGTGCTAATCGTTTCTTCTGATGTTGCATCTGCATTTGCAATGGCTGGTTTGCTTGACTATCAATCTGCTTTGAATAGCCAAGTTAACTTGACAGTTGACGATACAGGTAACACATTTGCTGGTACAATGTTTGGTCGTATCAAAGTTTACATTGACCCATATGCACAAGCTTCTTCTACCAACGAATTTGCAGTTGTTGGTTACAAAGGCACAAACGCTTATGACGCAGGTATTTTCTACTGCCCATACGTTCCGTTGCAAATGGTTCGTGCAGTTGATACAGGTACTTTCCAACCAAAGATTGGCTTCAAGACTCGTTATGGTCTAGTTGCCAACCCATTTGCAGAAGGTACAGCACAAGGTTTAGGAAACTTGAATCGTCAAGCAAACAACTACTACCGTGCGTTTGCTATCAAAAACCTTATGTAATTAAAAACTCCGTTAAGAGAGTTCTTAGAGAGACCACTTCGGTGGTCTCTTTTTTTTGGCTATATAAATAGTAGTATGACAGCAATCACAAGAAACCCAGCCAATCCAAACTATCTACACCCTAATAAGTTTCAATTAAACTTTAGTAGGGCATCCAATGTGCAATACTTTTGCCAATCAGTAAGTGTGCCTGGCATCTCCATGTCTGAAGTTCCACAGAATACTCCTTTTGTTGACTTGTATAGACCTGGTGAAAAGGCCATTTATGACCTATTGAATGTTACCTTTATTGTTGATGAAAAATTAAAAGCATGGTTAGAGATACACGATTGGATTCGTGCTATGACTTTTCCAACTAATTTCAAAGAATACCAAAATTTGGGTTTGTTAAGTAAACAAGCTGGTATAAGGCAAGAATTAGGAATTGGTGCCCAATATTCCGATGCTACAGTTACCATACTATCAGCGGCAAATAATCCAACTCACCGATTTAAGTTTTATGAAGTATTCCCTACAACACTATCTACATTTGTAATGTCGGCATCTGATACACCAGACAGTATCATTACTGCCGATGCCACATTCAGATATTCCTATTATGATGTTGACATAGTATCACAAACATGATATACTCCTGAAAGGAGGCTTTGGTATGAACAAACTTGATGAATTATTAGAAATGTGGGGAAAAGATTCTGTTATTGATAGAACAGAACCTGGCAAAGAACTCACAAACATTCCACAATTACACAGTAAGTATTTGAATATACTTTCACGGCATCGCCTATTGGCAAAAGAAGC